CTTTTTCAGCATAATCTATTGGAATTGAGTTATTTTCTCTACCCCATTGTTCATGGAATAGTACCAATAAATCTTTATAAGAACGAATACCAACCCTTTGTTGTATCAATTCTATCTCACTATTTATAACATTGTAATAAGGTAAATCATTATCCATTTTTTTCTCCTACATTAATAATAGTTGTGTTTCTATATCAGTATCATTTTCATAATATTTACTCTCTCCTTTTGGATATGGTAAATCCAATGGATATTTTATTTTATTGTAAATATCTTTTTTTTCTCTCTTGTTCCCAACAACCAATATATATCTATGTTTTCTACTTCTTTCAACTTTTTCATAATTTTCAGGATTTTTTTGTCTAACATCTTTTGTTATATGTCTTGTATGTTTGTTTTCTATTTTTGATAACCAATCAAAATTTTTCTGTGATAAACCTGAATATTTAAAATTAGTTGCTTGATAAATATAACCATTATGGTTTTGTCCTGTATCAGCATAAGAAATAACTATTTTTGGTTTTGGTAACATTTTTAATGAATTACCAACTAAAAAACTTGCTTCATTTTTTTTATTATTTTTTAAAACAAGTCTATTTAGTTCTATAACTTTATCTTTGTTTTCCTCTCCAGCAAGTAAACAAAGGTCAGGTGAAGGTGGTAAACCATAAGTCACAACACCTACCAATTCATTTTTATAATACAGACCAAATGGATATTGTATCATTGGTAATCTTTTTGCATAATGTATATCTAATATAAAAGACTTAGTGTCAGATTTTTTTATAGGTATTACCTTATAGTTATCCATTATCTATCCAAAATTATTTGATATAATACAAAAATCTTTTATCTTAAAATGTCTTAGTGTTTCTCTATCTCGATAATCATTCCTGTAATCTTTTAGTTGTAATCCTAGTTCCGGTCTATGCACTAAACCTCTTGGATTTTTCATTGGGTCAATTAATTCTTCTTTTCTTTTGTTTAAATCAATATAGCCAAGTGTCTTTGATTTTTTCCACCACACAACAAATAAAAAAGGTATGTGACTTTCATCACCATTTTGAATAGCCCACATATATTTCTTGTTAGACATAATCATAGTGTCAAATTGGTTAACATCAATATTACGACATCTTACCTCAACCATTGCGTCAACTTTCTTATCTCTCATACAAGCAAAGTCAAACTCATAAGCAAGTGGCATATCATGTGCAGTAAAATTCCACTTATCCATGACATACTCAATTACTCTTTGTTGGTTATCTCTATCCTCATCATTCTCATATAAGTGTGTTTTTTTAGTCATCTATATGCACATTTGATAAGATACTAACAATGTTTTCATTCCAAATGTTCTCATACCAATCGTTAGGTTGAACCTGACCCCTTGTAAGAACTAATATCTCTTTCATAATGTTGTGACTTGGTATGCTCTCACCATTACACCATCTATACCATTGTCTTTCAGTTCCTAAATCACGCCACTTTTCTTTCTTAGCAATACTATAAGGTGTATCATTTATAGATTGTAAATATGGTAATATTTGCATTTAATTCTCCTTACTTTCATATATTTCACTTCCACAAAACTCAACTACACTAGGGTCAGTTAAAAATATTTCTTCTTCTTCCCTATCATTGCAAAAATAAAAATTATCATCACCGGTTATAGTTGCTTCATATATTTTTACATTGGGATTTTTTATGTTAAGTTCTGATAACACAAAAGGATTGCTCCACCTTTTAGCAAAAAATTTAGCAACATTCTTATTAAGTGTCCATGAATGACCATGACTATAAGCCTCATCATGGTCTATTTCTGCTCTCCAAATTGTAATTAAATTTGATTTTTTTAATCTTACAAACTTTCTTGTTTCTTCTATATTTTTTTTATTAAATTTATAAAGTTTCATAAAATCTTTAAAATTAATTTTGTGTGCATTACAATATTCAACAAACAATTCAGTAAAACTTGGGTACATAGTATTTAACCATTGAAATTTATTTCTATCTCCATACTCTTGTTCACTATGTAAATCCCACAACTTAGCAAGTAATTTAGTTTTAGAATTTGGTTGTGCTGTTACATAGTCTAAATAAATATCCATATTATTCATTTTATCTACTCCAATCCATAGGTTCGTAATTTAATGCTTTTTCTAATTTTCTAAAAACTCTTAAAGCTGCTCTTGAATGTTTAGTTTTTTCACCAGCATCTTCATAAGACTGTAATACACCTATCATTGAAGTGTATGTTTCATTTAATTCTGTGTTTGTAAGTTTTATTGTATTAGTCATTTTTTTCTCCAATTAACTATTACAAGTTACACCTATTGTTAATTTATGTCAATACATTATTTTACATGAAATTAAATGACTATGTATAGGGTTCATGTGATACCCTTTAATCAAAATACAAATACTATTATTCTTTGCACATGAATTATAAATTAAAAGAAATAGTAATTATATTTGTTGCACTTATTAGTGTGTCGTTTTTAGCTTTTGCAGATGAAACAACCAACTCTAATATTACCAACAACACCACTCAAAATATTACATCTAGTTCTAGTAATACTTCTGTAATAAACCAAACTAATACAAATAATTCTACAAGCAATATTACTCAAAATTCCACAACTAACAGCACAGTTAATCAAACTAATAATTCTACTATTTCACAAACTCAAGACATTACCTCTGACATAAATCAAACACAAACTGTTAACAACACTTCATTAATAACTAACAACTCTACATCAGAAAATACCAACTTGAATACTTCTAATATAACAAGTGTTACAACAAATAATAACAACTCTATAAATTCATCATCAAGTAATATTGTTAGTGATAATAAAAATGTTAATAGTAATACAAATATTAACCAATCAGTTTCGTCATCAACACAAAGAGCAACACAAAGAATAAAATCACCACCGGCATCAGCTATTGCTCCAAATGCTGCAATGTCTAGTTATTCTCAAGACTTATGTACCACCGGAGCAAGTGCAGCAGTACAAACACAAATATTTGGTTTTAGTGCAGGTAAAACTATTGTTGATAAAAATTGTATAATGTTAAAAAATGCTAAAGCATTGTATGATATGGGAATGAAAGTGGCAGCAGTATCATTAATGTGTAAAGGTAACAAAGATATTTGGGTAGCCATGTATAATTCTGCGACCCCCTGTCCGGTGCTAGTAAATGGTAAAAGTTTAATTGGTGTAGATGCAATTAATTACTATGAAAATAATCCTGAAGAAAGACCTGATTATGAAGATATTAAACATAGATATGAAACAAAAGGTTATGAAATAAAGGCTTATAAAAAGAAAGATTTTTGTAAGAAATATAAAAAACATAAACTATGTATAAAATAATTTTATTATTACTTTTTTCTTTACCTGTTCATGCAAACGAATTTACTACATCAAATAGTTCCATCATAGACATAACACAAACAGGTACAGGCTTATCATTATCAGATGATGGTCTAGCCAATGTACCAATAGGTTTTGATTTTGTTTTTGGTAACCAAACATACAATAATATAACTATAGCTATGAATGGCTTTATGACTTTTGATAGTGTTAGCACATTTAATTCTAATGTAAGTAGGCAGAGAAATTATCTTGCAGAACAATTCCCATCTACCGGATATAATCAAAGTATCAAACCATTACATTCAGATTTTATTAGAAGGTCAAGTGGCAACCAATCACCTTACTATCAAACATTAGGTGAAGGTGCGGCACAATATTTTGTTGTTATGTGGAATGATGTTAGTGAGTATTCTAATGGGCGTAAAAGTACATTTGAGGCAATCTTGTATGAAACGACAAATGACATAGAATTTATTTATGATGAAATAAACATAGACAACCATGATGCAAGTATTGGCTTGCAATATAGCATGACTGACTATGTAGAATATCTTTGGTATGACGACACCAACCAAACATCTTTAGAACGAACAAGTTTTGCTATAACAACAAGAGAAGAAATAGATGAAAGTTTTACTTCATTAACATCATCATGTTTAGAGGATAGTGACACAAGTATATTATGTTCTGTATATAACCTAGATACAAATGACATTGATTTGTTAGATGAAAATTCTTTTTTAGATGATTTATATAGCTTTGGTACTAATGATGAAGATATTTATGGTTTTGACCAAGATGAATTAATTTATGGCAATGTCTTTACAATAAGTGTTGAAAGTGATTACTTTGAAGAACAAGAGAGTGTTGACCTCATAACAAATTTCGACACTCTCGACCCATTCCAAGATGATGATGAATTTATAGACATTAATGTTTCAATAGAACCTATCGAAAATATATTATTAATTGATGAGGAGTTTGAAGATATTGGTTTTGAAATAACATCAATATCAGAACTACCAATTATAGATATAGAAAGTGACAACATAGATATTGTTGAGTTAGAAATTATTGAAGAATTTTTTGAAGAAGAAATAATAGAAGATATTGAAGAACTTGATGAGGTTGAAGAAGAACAAAACGAACAAGTAGAAATTGTTGAGGAAAGTGAAGAAGAAGAAAATGATAATCAATCTGTAGAAATATCATTGGAAACTAATAGACAAGGTGTAGAGTTTGTAAATCAAGATGTGTCATCATCAAGTCAACAAGAACAAACAAATAATCAAGTTGTTTCATCAAGTGTAAGTTTTGATGGTTCAGGTATAAGCAATCAATCAACACAAGAAACACAACAACAAAATACAATTCTCTCTAATATAAACATTGTTCCTATTGATATGGGTCAAGGTTTAGGTGCAACTCAAATAGCAAGTGTCGAGATAACTAGCGTAGATTTAACAACACAAATAGAAACTTTAACAACACAAGTTATGTCTATAAGTGAGGCACAAGAGATAGAACAAAATTTTATAGAAAGTAAGAAGCAAGAAATAGAGGCACAAATCAATAGTCAAAATGAAACAGGAGAATATTCAATAACTTTACAAGATGACATTATAGGGCTTATGGGTTTTGTGCCTAACTTTAATCAATATTATGTTGAACTACCTGATAGACAAAATTTTTACGAACCAACCCAAATATATACAAATAATATTTTATATGATAACAACAATGTTATGGGTTCGTTAATTGGCACTTCAAATGCAAGACATAATATAATGCGTGGTCAATCAACAATAGAACAATTAAATAGGAGATACGAATGAAAAATTTATTAGATAATTTACAAAAATACCTGCTAGTTCTTGGGGTAATTTCTGCAGTGGGTGGCGGCTTCTACACAGCTGCAACTAACATTAGCACTATAAATAATCGTTTAGATAATTTAGAGGGTAGCAAACAAAGTATAGACCTTGCACCAATAAATGAAAAAATTATTTTATTAGAAGAAAAAGTTAGCAAGTTAGAAAAAGCAGCTGACAACAACAAAAATCCTTTAGCACAATGAAAAAAGAACATAACGACATAGATGGTCTAAAAGCATTTTTAATAATATTATTAATGTTAGTTGGATTTATTGCTGTACAAGTTCAGTTAAGTTTATAGCAAAAATAGTGCATTTTTCACCCATGATTTGCATATAATATCAAGATTGTTTTTTTAATTGATTTTACGAAAATAACCCCTAATCACTTAGGGGTTATATCGTTTGGAGAACGAATTAAAACTTTTATTGATGAACACATTTATGGTTATTTTTATTATTGTGTTTAGTCATATAATACATGGTAGGGAATGGCACTCATTAGACATTTGTATTGTTGCTTGTTCACAAAGAAAAAGAAGAAAAATTACAAATGAAATTGATGATGAATTAGTCATATAA